CGTTTTTTCATATCTTAATCAAATGATTCATTTACACCTCTTTCTCCTACTAGTTTTTCTTTAGCACCTTCCCAAAGCATATCCCCTCTTTTCTTTTTACTTAAAGATGCTTCTGTTCTTTTTATACTAGGCATACCCTCAGTAGGTTCACTATCCATATATTTATCACAACTACATAGAGCTTCTTTGCATACCCACTTGTTATCTCTTAATACAATAGTTGCTTTACCTATTTCTTTTTCTTCTTTACCACATTCACACTTGTAGAGTGTCATTGTGCTAGTCCTCCTGATTTAACTTTGCTGTTAGCACTTATTCTGTCTAATTCAAAATATAAGTGATTAATAGCTTTTCTAATATCTTGCTCAGCAGGATTCCCCTCTTTGTTTCCACAACGCAAGAGATAGGTGATGGCTGTTCCTATGTTATAGCTGTCAGCTTGAAAGTCCTCTATAACTTTCCTAGCTTCTATTTTATACTTTTTACCTATATAGTAGTGAGGTATTTCTTCTTTCTTTTTCATTTACTGTATTGTTTATATAATTTTTTAATTCCATCAAAGCAAGTAGATATACAAGAGCCACAATTAGTTCTTGGAGAATAATTGGTGTTATGAATAGTGTTGTAAGTTTCTATCATTCTTTTCTTTGCTTCTACATCTTTTGCTCTACCTGTCTTTAAGTCTTTCCACATATCTAATATTTCTTCTATTATTTCTTGTGGTAATTCTTTAGGTGTTTCTATCTCAGTTGTCTTTTGCCATTTCTTAGGATTGTCTGCACATTCCATAGGTGCTAATCGTGCTTTTACTTTCATAAAGCATTTGCATATAGAACAATTGCCTAGCAAACTCAAATACTTATCACAAGACTTACATATTTTTATTCTATCTTCATACACTTCATTTGGTACAAAAAACTTGTTCACGCAATTACAAGTCTTGGGTATTCAAATCCAAATTGCATATAAAAGCTGTCGTGGGTTTTTGGGTTATACATCTTCATTTAATTTCTTTTTAATTATTGTTCTTACTTTGTCTATTGTGTTAAATATACTATTCCTGCTTATCTTAGTCTTTGCAGCTAAACTATCAAGAGTGTTACCTTCATAATAATAAAGCTCAAAGATTTTCTTGTCATACCAATACACATCATCTAATACTTTATCTATTTGCTCTAGCTTATTTATCTTATGGTTATCTACTTCTTCATTTGGAATATTTGAAATGTCTTTATAGTTAAAACCATCAGGAATAAAAAAATCATTATCATCAGTTGTAATAGAACTATAAATAGACCTGTCAATATATGTATAATACTTTTCATACTTATAATAAAAACTACTTCTAGGACTTCTTAAAGCTCTCCTTAGTGCAACTGCACCATATCTTGTTACTCCTTCTAATCCATCTTTGTCATAAATACTTTTTAAAGTTTCAGGATTCATTTGTAAAAAGTAAAGCATCAATTCCTGTACAGCATTGTTTATTTTATTCTCATCAGTAGTTAATCCAAAAGCCATAGTTCTAAACTTATCACTAAGTGTAGCTATTTCTTTATAGATTTTATTCATTTGTTGGCTCTAGTTTGTCTAGCTTTTCTATTACTTGTTGTAGCATTTGCTCTAACACAACTTTGTAAGCTCTAATTGAAGCTGAGTTAGTTTTAGTTTCTATTCCTGCAAAAAAACCACTTGTAGCGACTGATAAGTTAATTGGTATGATAGTTATCCAATTATAAAAGTTATCCTCTCTAAGACCTTCTCCGTAGCCATTATGGTATTCTGTAATCAAATCAATAACATCTAAATAGTTTTTAAATCTTGCCTGAGTTGATACTTCTTGTGAGAATTGTTTGCACATTGTAATATAAACCTCAACTATTGATTTGTGTTCTTCACTTGAATAAATTGGTATGAGCATATGCCAAAGATAATAAAAAATCTATTCTATTCCTTTTTCTTTTTTTAAGTTTTTAACAGCTAACTTGTAATAAGTTATTTTATCTTCATAATCAATCCTGGAAAATTTTTGTATTTGTTTAGACTTTATTTGTAAATCTTCAGCAGTACCCTGTCCATATTTAGCATCAAGATTAAGTCCAAACTTAAACTGCTCTCCCTGAGCAAAAATATTATCAGCAGCCGATTGAGGTTGTACATTTATCTCGCACCATCTTGTAGAAAGACATCTCCTAGATATAAAGTGTCCTGCGTGAATACTCTTATAGTGATACACCCTTCCTGATGTAAAACATTGAACCAATCCCTCATCAGTAGCATCTCTAAGTCTTATGTAAAGACTAAACCACTTATCTAGTTCTTTTTTTAATTTACTAATTGTTTTCATAATCCAACAACATCAGTCCAATTATCTTTTAAAACACCTTTTCTTGCCTTATACTTTTTCCCTCTAAATTCAGGATTTTCTTCTTGGAGCTTTGCTCTTGCTCTTTTTATACTTGGAGCAGGAGTTAATCTGCCCTGTGCAATAAAAGTCAAGAAGTGCTTTCTAACATCTCTTGGTATTCCATACTTCTCTAATTCACTATCCCAAATGTTTGCAAATAATCTGTTGTCATTATCTCTTAGGTACGGATATTTCTCTAACCAATACCTTACTTTGTCTTTTGTTTTCATTCTCTTATTTTTCTAATTAACCACAGCACTATTGCTGTTATTATTACCCACCCTATCATCTTAAAATAACTTAGTTTGTTTTTTAAGTATATTTTCATTCTTAATATGTTTGTTTATATATTCTTTGTTTAGTTCACTTCCTATATAATTTCTGTTAAGTTCTGTTGCTGCCTTTGCTGTTGTGCCACTTCCCATATAACAATCGTAAATTAAATCATTTTTTTTTGTTGTCATTAGAATACAATTTTTTACTAATTTTAATGGAAATGGTGCAGGGTGGTTATTTGTCGTTGCTGGTGTAATATTCCAAATAGACTTGTTTAAAGGCGAATTATTTCTTTTAAAATATGGCTTACATTCTTTAGATTTTTTTAGCCAAAATATATACTCGTGTATAGGGTAAAAGTATGACTTATCTAATTTAGGTGTATTTTTTCTATTCCATATAATAATTTGTTTTACAGGAAAATCATAAATAAAATGAGGGTGTATTGTATTGTGTTCGTTTAATATGTCTATATGATTATAAAACATACTGCCGTCATCTTTTAAAATTCGCAAACATTCTTTTATAACTTTCTTTTGCTGTTCTTCATATGTTTCAGGTTTTAAATTGTCATTAAAAGTTCCATAATCTATACGTCTACTTTTTGTTTTAAACCCATTATTTATATTTCTGTTTTTACTCCAATAACCTTTGTTATAAGGTGGACTTGTTATAATACAATTTATTGAATTATCTTGAATTTTAGACATAGTGGTTATGCAGTCTTCATTATATATTTTATTAACTTTAATCATTTTAAAAGTTTTGGTTCAGGTCTGTAATGTAAAACTGATTCAGGATTTTCACCTCTATCTACTTTAGCTCTTGCATTCCAAATTAATTCTTTATGATTTCTTAACCATTTCATATACAAAGGAATATTAAAGTTAGTATAATCAGTTTTTTTACGTTCTCTTATTCCATATTTGAAAGCATTTACTGCATCTTCAAAATAAAAATTCTTATAAGTTTGAGCTAAATCATCTGCTAACTCTTGCGACATATAGCTTATAGTATCTTCTTCTACATTATTATATCCTAATCCTATATAGGTTTTACTTACTAAATCTACTGATAGCATTAATAATTCCTCAAATTCCATTGTTTTAATTAATCTCATTTTTTAAATTGTTTTTTTAGTTTTTCTTTTACATTTAAGTTTTTCTGTAAGTGCTGATGTATTTTACTCATTGTAGGTTTTTTTGTTTCCCTACGTTCCCAAGTCCTTACTGAAGCTTTCCAATCCTTCATTTTATTTTTACCTATCTTCCAATCTTTGCTTTCGTAAAAGTCAATAAAAGCTTCTGCATCTATATTATTTTTTCGTAAGATACAATAATCTTTAATATTATCTAAAGTTGGTTTTTTAAAGAAAGCCTTTCTATTACTATACGTAGTATTATTGTTATTAATTGTATTGTTATTCTTTAGCATTTTTGTTAATACCTCTTTATCATTTTTGTTAATACCATCATAGCAAATTTGTATATACCTATTAGCAATTTCTTTACTACCCTCTTTGTAAGTAAAACTAATTTTAATAAACCCATTTCTTTTTAGTTCACTTATCCATCTTGAAATAGTTACTTTGTTTTTACCATATAATTTACTAAAGTAATTATTAGAAGCAAAGCATACTCCATTCATTTGCAATAGAGCAGTTATTTCAGCATAGAGCAACTTAGCGTTAGGCGTTATGTCTGCATATCTAACGTGTGCAGGAATGTAAGAGTAGTAGTTTGGTTTCTCCATTATATAATTTTAATAGTAAAGTGATATTTTTCCATTGCAATATTAATATTTTCTATTTGATTTGAAAAATCAAAGTAGGTAGTTTTAATTTGACAAACTGCTTCTCCACTTTTTACTTCAAGAATTACATCTGAGTTATCACTCTCTCTTACCTTACTTTGTAGTAGGTGATTTTTCATTTGTCTTTTATTTATAAAAATTTCTTTCTCTCCATCTATGTTTTTATATTCTTTATAGATTTTAGTAAAAATATCTCTATAAACACGACACCTATTAAAATTCTTTTTATGTGTTCTTTCGTAGTGATACGTTGCAGTTCTATCTCTATCTAATATATCAGCTATAACATTTCTTGAGATATCTTCTTCAGTCAAAGCAATATAACCTGCTGCTGACCTGGCTGACTGTAATCTACGTTCTCTTGATTTACTTGATAGAGAACCTTCTTCTAACCCCATAACTCTCGTAGTGAGGCTGCAAATAGCTTTAAAGTTTAATTTTTCTGTCATCTTAAAATGGTACATCATTATCATCATCATCATCAAAGCTCACCATCTTGCTTGTATCTTCTTGAGCATTTTTTTTAAACTTCCATCCCTGAATGTTATGATAATACTTACCACCAAACTCTCTTGAAAACACATTACAGTCAACTGTAAGTAAATCACCAACTTTCAAGTTGTTTAACAACTTAACTTTATCTTCTCCAAAACATTCAATAGCTACTATATTATTGTAATCAGCTTCAGTATCTATTACTATTATTTGTTTTACCCAAGCCTTTCCTGCTTTTGATGTTCCTGCTTCTTGTTCTAATTTTTTTACTAATTTACCTTTTACTTCCATATTTATTTATTTATTTAATTATTAAAAAAGGAAGGGGTGGAATTGTAATCATACACAAAGTATAACGCAGAAGTTATTAATTAAATTACTAACCACCCCAACCTATGTTATTTATTTTTTAGTTTCCAATTTATATACCTAGTTATTTCATCGCCATCAAATAGCAATTTATTCTTTTCAGGACAATAAACGTATTCCTTTCCGTTAGTATGTTTTTTAGTTTGTAGCTTTTGGATAGGAAGTCGGTATAAAAATCTACCTATTCCGTGTTTTACACAAGCTCTTTTAAAAGCATCTGATGATTTACCTTTTTCTTTTTCTACATTAGATTCTGAGCCTGTGTCTGACTTCCAAACCCAACACTCTTCTGTAAATATTCCAACTGCACAAAACAATTTACCATCTGCTTCATAGTATTTGTCTTGCCAATTTATAGCACCTACCACTTCATCTAGCACATCCATACAATCTCGTGCATCTATATAAGCTACACAGGTTGCTTTATTATACTGTATTGATTGTATTCTCCATTTATAAGGTATTTCCTTATGTAAATCTTCTATTTTCATAATTATTTTTTTATTGTTTATTATTATCTTCTTCTTCTTCATCTTCATCTTCCCAACATTTTCTACAAGTATCTTCAAAGTCAAAGAAGCAATCTAATTCTACTTCACAATATTGGCAAGTTGGGTTAGTTCCGTTCCAATTAATTGGATTATTATTGTCGTTTGCTATATAATTATCCATAGTTAGTAGTTCCACTGTAAAAATAAATAGAAACAAGCGTAGGTTAAGCTTAGTATTCCTATAATGGCTAAGAAAAACTTAAAAGTGCTAATTTCTTTACAACTCTCATTATAGTCAATAACGTACTCCTCTAATTGGTTAATGTATTCTCCTTTTTCGTTCTTCATATTAAAGAAGTCTAAAGCTTTTACAGGTGTAAGACTAAAGCTTATTCCTGTTTGTTTATTTGTTAATCTCATCTTAGTTATTTTTAGTTTTTATAGTTTTTTTTGTAATTTATTTATTTTGTCTTTTAGCATTTCAGCTCTTCCTGAATTACCCAAATCTTGTTGAAGTTTTAACTGTACTTCTAATCTTTCAATTTGTCTTTTTCTACTCCAAGCTATTTGATTTTCTACTTCTTTCTTTGTCATTTTAGTTTGTTTTAAATTTTTCGGCACTATTGCCCTCTACCACGAAAACCCCAACTATTTCTAGTCAGGGTGTCGGTGGTTTTTATCAACCTATATTATTTCTGTTGTGTAAGGTAAGTGGCAAAATTCATCTGCACATAACTTAGACGCTTTTCTTCTTGCTTCGTTTTCTGATATTGCTTCTACTTCGTAAGTAGTGTATGTAAGTTTGTTTGGTTCTTTGCTTGGGTTTTCTATCACCTCAACCCCTACTTCATAAGTTTTTGTTTCTAAAGTTAGTGTGTCGCTACCTCTCTTTAGAGTTACGATTGAATCTTTTGTAGATATTACTTGAAAAGGTTTTCTGTACCCCTTCATAGTTATTAAGTTTCCGTTTATTTCTTTTATAACGTGGTACTTTGACTCTCCATTTAAAGTTCCTGTGTAGTTTGTGTTAGTTTTTAATCTCATCTTAGTTTGTTTTAAATTTATTTCGTTTTAATTATGATGCAAATATACAACGCTTTAATTTAATAATTAACAACTTTATTTACAAAGTTATTAACAATTAAGGTGTTAAGAAGGGTATTTACTAGATAAGAAAGGGTATTAAATAGAAAGGAATAAAACTATAATTATTAGCAAAAAATAGAATAAAGTAAGCTTTGTAGAGTTTTTTATATTCACTATAAAGGCATAGGTTCTAAAATAGGCAAGCGACCATTGTCTAATATAACTCCAACAGCAATTATGGGTTTCTTAGTGAAATTTTTTGCATAGTTAGCTGCATAAGAATTAACATTGAAAGCTGACCCTAACTGCATAGACCAAAGTAAATTATCTTGATTAGCGTGATATATTATACTAGTTTCAGTATGTATATGACCCTGACAAATTTTAGTGTTCCAATTTATAGCTCTATTGATAGCACCATTACGACCTGAGCTACCTGTTCCGTGTAAATACATTACACCATCTTCTACGAACTTGTCTTGCCATATCCAGCCTGGAGTACCTAAAACATCATTAAAGTCTTTTAACCAAGCTTGAGATAATCCTGAAGCGACTAGTTTACGAGAAATGATAGCATCGTGATTACCTATGCAAATTGTAGCTTCACTCCATTCTTCCCAAAAGGGTTTAATTTGTTCTATTGCTAAAGCAAGTTCATCTCCTGCACTTTTGCCATCAGGAGCTATCTCGTGAAACGAACTGAAACTATTGTCCAAAAGGTCGCCTGTGAAGTGAACGGAGTTACAGTTCCATTTTTTATAAATAGATTTACAATGCTCAAAAAAACCTGGCTCAACAAAAGGAGCGTGCAAATCAGGTATGATAAGCTTTCTCCTTTCGTTTTTTGCCCTACTTTCTTTAATAAGCTCTACTTCGTGAGGTTTTAACCTCATTCTGTTATATGAATCAGGTCTTTTACTTTTTAGATTTTCCAAAATCAGCTAAAGATTGTCCACCTAACATTGCAATTAAACTCCACCATATTTTAGATACTGCTTCTTCATCAACTCCAAGCCAAGTAGCTATCATTGGAATTAAAATTGAACTGATACCTAGCCATACTTTCTTAGAAGTTAATAGCTGTGAAATAATGTAATTTTTCATTTT